CTTATACCTTTATCATGGTGCTGGGAATATGAGATCGACTGCCCTAGAAGTAACTTTACCAAGGAAGCTACCAGCAGCAGTTTCAACAAGACCAGCCCCATCGCCATCTGCTGAAATAGTTGCAACAGCTATAGCTTTGTCTCTTTCTTTTGCGTTGTCTGCTGATGCCCACGCCCATGCTAGTAAATCTCTCTCTCTTTGTATAACATTGTTGTATGCTGTCATTGTTAAATTATTTGCAGCCAGAGCAGCGTCACGGTTCGCTTGGTTAGCTGCTGCATTTGCTGCTGTAGCAATAGCTTGCGCCCACTGAGCGTTTGCCTGTGCAATAATCAAATGGTTCTGTGCATTGAACTGATCACGTGCATTTGTTTGTTGTGCATTAAACTGTGATAAAGCATTAGCTTCACCTGCGTTAAATCTTTCCATAGCATTTAGTTGCTCTGCATTGAACTGATTTACTTGTGATCCAAGATTAGCAAAGAACTGATCTGATTGATTCTGTGATGATGCATTGAACTGTCTGGCAGCATTCATAGCAGCAGTGTCACTAAGGATAGAGTTTACAGCTTCCTGTGCTTTGAACATAGTCATCTGCTGATTATTATCTAGGTTAGATAAATCCATTTGCAAGAATGACTGTGCATTTAGTACGGCTGCTTGCTGTCTGTTGTCAAGGTTAGCCATATCCATTTGTGACATGGTAGCTGCATCTGCCATTATCTTAGCTTGTCTGTTTGACAAGTTAGCTAAACCTACAGTCTGAGTAAGTCTAGCATTCTCAAGAGCTATCTGTTGTGCAGCACTAAAGTTTAAATTAGCAATCTCGGATACACGTGCTGCGTTTATAACCTTGGCTTGGAAGGCTTGATCAAACTCCATGTTCATAAACCTGGCACGTTGCTCTGCTTTCATTAGTGCCATTTCTTGCTTGTTAGCTGCATCCATTTGAGCAATAGGTAGTGCTGCTTCCATAGCTGCCTGTGTAACAGCCATACCTGCCATAGAAGTCATAGACAAACCACGTGCAGCCATAGCTGCGTTAGCTGCTCTCATAGCACCAGCAGCCCAAGAAGGAGTGCCTTCGCTTTCAAAATCTTCCATTAGATCGGCTAGTTCACCTTTTACAGATGCGGCTTTTATTTCTCCTCTACCAAATGTGTCACCTACTTGTTGTCTATCTACAGTAGGACCACTTACTAGTTGATCTGGTGTAGCCTGTAAATCTAATGGATTTTGTACCTGTGTGGCTTCTGCTAGTTGTGCTGCTTCTAGTCCTAGTGCTGATCCTGCAGTAGGGTCTATCTGCTCTGCTGCTATTTGAGCCTGTTCGTTAACTTGTCCTTGAGCAGCCTCTCTAGCTTCTGCACTTGCAGCTACAGCATCTGCTGACATAGCAGGGTCTATCTGTGCAATCTGATCAGGCGCTGTAACTTGTGCAGCTTGTGCTGGGTCTGCAAACTGTAGAGGTACAGCTTCTCTTATCTGTCCTGCTTGTCCTGTGCCAAGAGGTATCAATGCTGCTTCACCTCCATCATCAGATACTACATTAGCTACAGTAACAGGCTTGGTAGGATCATCCATTATTTGTCTTGTTAGTTCTGATCCTCTTGGTAGTCCCTCATTAACACCTGAGCCAATAATTGTAGGTACTCCAGTAACAGGATTTACAGCTACGTTGCCACTACCACCTGTTGAGGTATTTAACATTTGACTAAAGGATGGACCTGCTGTGTAGTTTGCACCTGCAGTGCCTGGACTAGTTGTATATGTAGGAGCTTGTTGTGTGTATACAGGAGCTTGTGTGCCTTGTGCTTTTGCTACTTGTTGTTGATAATTGCTGCTGTTTTTGTTTGGTCCTTCTCCTCCACGAACACCTCTAACAACTGTAACTGGATCAAGGGGATATTTAAGGTTACCCTTGGCATCTTTTTCTTTAGCAAGCTTTTGCCTATCAACGATAGAGCCATCTCTCAGTATCTTGTCTACTCTTTGTTTTTCTAAAGCGTTTTGGAGGGTTTTTCTTGACTGCTCTTTAAACTCAGGTGTACCAAAGCCCTTAAACGGATTTAATGAAAAACCATCAGCCGCATTTATAGGCTCCTCAATCATACGCCTAGCTGCCATAGTGTACTTACCCATCTTTGCTGCTGCTGCAGGACTGGCTGCAAGGAATGCCTGTATAGACTTACTATCCATTGGCCCATCATAGCCCAGCGCTGGTAAGATTTTCTTTGCCATTGTCTCAGGCTTGAATCCCATAAATTTTTTAGCCATTTTCTATTTCCCTATTTGCATCCACAGTGATGCGGCAATGAATGTTATTACTGCTACGGTTGACATCTTTACAATAGTAGACCACACACCTCTTCTTGTATCACGCCATGTTTCTAGTAAGTTACGCATCTCAATTATATCTTTACGTGCAGCATCATCGTGTAGTCCCACCTCACGCAATGCTGCTGTAGCACCACGCTTTGCTGCACGATCTAGCATTTCTTCTAACTCTTCTGGTGTAATGTTAGTCATGCCTTATTACCTAAATGCCATAGCAAAAGCTGTTCTACTAGCGTCACTTCTGGATCTATCTGCTATAATAGTTCTTGGTGACTGGTTTGATGTTACAAAATGTGTACCTGCGCTCATATGTCTTTCATTGTTTTCATTACCAAGAAAATCAAAATTTTCTGAAACGCCTGTCCATGAAACTCTTGATGAAGTGCTTTGAGCCAAACCTGAACCACAACCTGCTATTACCATGTCACCCTCTTGCACGTTTATACTTACATTTGCGTCTATAGCATTAGATTGAGCGAAAGAGGCGTATGTAGGAGTAATACCATACATAACCCACGCTGTGGCTGATTGATACACTGAGCCGCTGCTGGTTGCCAAGCTTATAGTACCAGTTGTTCCTGTTGGTACAAGAGCTATGTCTACTTGCGCTCCTGCTGTTCTGTTACTCCCAGATATAGATAATTGAGCTAGTCTGGTAGTAGTTTGACCTGCTATGTTTACACTACAACTCACACTCGATGATACTGCTGTTCGCCAACCACTATAAACCACTATGTATCTATTAGCAGCAGGAGTACTAAGATTAGCAGTCCAACTAAGGTTGCCATCGGGTAGTCTCATACTATAACCTAACCATGCACCTGATACAGCAGAGCTTTGTCCATAGTATTCACTAATACTATTTTGTGTACCATCGCCTTTGCTAATTATATCTCTTATGTCTGTATCATTAAGAGAGCATTCAGTACCAGTAGTACCACCAGCTTCTACGTGAAGATCGTCTAAAGAGATTTGACCACTAGCTTGGAGAGCCATTCTTTAAATCCTCTATCTCTGCTTTTAATTCTTTTATAGCTTCAATAAGTAATCCATGAAGCTGATCATAGTGAACTGTTTTATATTCTATATCACCTTCTTCGTGAAATACAAGTGATTTATTTTCTACTGCGGAGGGTAAAACTTTTTCTAACTCTTGAGCTATGACACCTGCAGATTTTTTACCGTCTTTATTATAACTAAATGTGTAACCATTTATTTGTGATACTTTATCTAAAGCACCATCTATCTTTTCTATGTTATGTTTTAGTCTTTCGTCTGATATAGTTGTTGAAAATGCAACAACGTTGCCATCAACGTGTAGGTCACCATCGTCTTCTAAACGCATGTCTTCTTCACCTGCTGTATAGAAACGCATACCTACGTCTGCATCAAAGTGTATATAATCGTGTTGATTGCCTATCTGTACATCAACGTTGTTTGCTGCGGTTCTAGAATCGCCAGAAAGTCCACCTGCCATTGTCACACTACCAGAAAAGAAAGCATCTTTAAACTTCAGAGAGCTTGTACCTAAACTAACAGTGTCAGTTGTCTTAGGTCTTAACACAGTAGCTGTTGCAACTACGTCTTGTGATGGTCCTATAGTTTCAATAGGAGCGCCTTCTCCTGCTGTACCATCATGGTTGTGACCAGTGGTAGCATTGAAAGCTGACTCTACTTGGTTGTATTCATCGTTTAGATCAGCAGCGTCAATGACACCACCTGTAACGATATTAGCTGTCGCTTGTCTTGTATAACCTGCCATAATTACTGCCTATCATGTTGTCTGTACTCAAGCACTGCTGTGTCAAGAGTGAAGGTTGGATTTGTTGAGTTGTCTGCAATACGCATAGATACTGTTTTGAATGATCCTATTAAGTTTTCAAAAAACACTTTATCTAAACTGCCACCATAGGTTGCTGTACCATACAGGGAAGAAGGTAAACCAAATAAAAATACACCACTAGCAGTAGGGGTTACAAAAGTTAAATTAGTATTATCTGTTAAGGTTACTGCTGTATCTAATATA